ACGGGCGAAAACTCGATCTTGACGAAATCGCGCTTAAGATGGTCTTTGTCCTCGATACCTAATTCCTGAATCAATGTGCTATGGGAATCGTGCTTGTCTGACCACCTTGGTTCCGTCTCGCCCCGAATGCATAGAAAGCTTTTCATCTTGCACATTACGCGGCCCCTCCCTTGAAAAGGTCTAGATGGCGTTGTTTCTGTATCTCCTGCCTCGACTCCTCCGACCGGACATAATCGGCGGAGGCTTCCCGGCACTCCTCGCAGACCTGGGTAACGATCTGGCACGGGTCGCCGTGGGCGGGGCCGTCCTCCATGCCACAGATCGGGCAGACGATTGAGATGTTGCGTTTTCTCATCGTGACCTCCAAAGGCAATACAAGATTCCGTACAAGCAGAGGGTGACGGCGACTTGGTTAGGCATGATCCCCCCAATAAAGCGCTTGATACATAAGATGGTTAGCTTGCGCCACCGCCGCGGCGCGTCCGTAGTAGAAGGCCAGCTCCGGCAAGGACTTCGCCCTGGCAATGTCTGAGCGCCAAGCGTTGAACCAGTGAAGCGACATGTTCAGGTTTGCTTGCGCGTTCATCGCGCGAACCTGAGATAGGCATACAGAGCAAATAGCGACATGCCGCCCAATACCAGCGCGAGCCCTACAAGTAGCGTTCCCATAACCTAGGCCAACCTTTCAACCGTTCGCCCCGGCAATCGAGCCATTTTCCCAGCCATTGCTCTCGAAAGACCTGCAAACGGCGCGTTATTTGAATCAATTCGTGGATCGGGTATTGAAGATCTGACGGCTTGTTGGCGTAACGAATGTCCTGGGAAAGCACGCTTATTCGTCCCGCGAGCTTCCATTCCTGGCGTATGGCATCCCTCCCGACTTTCATTTCGCGTCGGGTTTTCACGTTGATTAGCTCCTAAGTTACGTCCATGACGGACCCCGGCAAAGAAAAAGAAAGGTGTGTGAGTGTGGATAAAGTGGAATAGGGGCCTAGAATCAAATCCTGGAACGTTTGGCGGGTATTTCTGGCGGGCTTGCAGCTGCTGATAACCTATATTACCCCGCATCCTGGGGGAAGTTTTGTAAAGATTCGCGGATTTGGCAGGACCGATCAAGCGGAAAGACGCGCCAGGGGCCGAGGTTGTGACCCTAGCCAGTAAAGGCAGGACCTCGGGCTTTGCGCGTCTTTCAATTTGATCGGTATTAGCTAGAGTCACGGGGGGAATATATCCCCAAGGCTATATTCTTGTCAAGAGAAAAATTTATTTACCGTCGATAAAATAATTTATCCGCCCCTAATCGCCGTCACCGCCGACCAATAAGCGAACCGGATGATATAAGCGGGTCTGATCGATTTGAATTGACGGTGGTTTCGGCGGGTATCTTTGGTAGGTTTGCGGCCATGGGGAAGAGCGTAGGCGTTGCGCCGGGATGGGTCGGGCTTATCGTGTGGAGGCGGCCCTTGCCACCCCCACTCCAGACCGAATCGCTCAAACACTTTAGCCGCCGAAGGCGTAGCTTACCGTGCCGCCCGCGAACCACCCGCCCAGGGCAGGCATGTAGGTGACGGCCCCGTTCACATGAGCGCTATGGAGCGCCGGAGGCAGGCCGGGAATATCCTGAACCACGTCATGCCCGATGGCGCAATAGGCATTAACCGGCGAGGATTGAACGGGCCAGGTGGCCGAGGCCCCAAGCTGGCCGTCCAAAATCCGGTAGCCGCTGGCGAGTTTGCCCAGGGTCAGGACCGGGAGGCTCGCGCCCGCGATCTGCTGGGTCAGGCCGCTCTTTAGGGCGTTGATCGGGCGCACGGCCCCGTAAAAGACTTCCGTTGCTTGCCAAGGAAGCTGAACCGATCCGACCGAGCCTAGATCCCATTCGAGATTGGCCGCCATGAGAGGAGAAGCTATCAAAAACAACGCTAAAAATGCCGGGATTTTCTTCATTCTTAGTCTCCTTTTCCGAATTTTTCGATTAGTTTATCTATCGCCAGAAAGGCGAGCATTGCGACAACAATGATTTTGTCCGTGATCCAGTTGAGCATTAGACCATCCCTGCCGGGGGCGCGGCCGGTTCCGGCTTGGGGGCCACGTTGGGCAAAACCACCTTCGAGTGGAAGTGCTGGATGAACCACTCCCCGGCGATCATCAAAAGGCCGGTCACGAAGGCTTCCAACGTCTGCTTGTCTACCGACTGAATCTGGATCACGACATGGATACCGACCTTGCCCAGGTCCGCGACGGCGACGGCGAGCGCATGGTTCAGGTAGTCGCCGGTCAGGAACGAAATCACCCGCGCCGTGATAAACGATGCCGCCGTGTAGGTCATACGGATAACGAGCTTTCCCTTCATCCAATCGGGCATAACGTCAAAGGCTTTCTCGATCATATTGATCCCCTCCATACATAGAAGTCTGGTTTTGGCTGAAACGCTTCATTAACCCCGGCTGGCAACCCCTGGAGCGGCCCGCGCTTTGCCCTTGCAATGAATACCTCCGCCCCTATGTTGACAACGGACGGGCATGGGCCCCACTTCCCGCTGTCCTTCTCAATCCCAGGCCTCACGATGCAAACATGGCCGTGGCTTTGCTTAAGATCCTGGGAAGAAGCAATGGCAAAAACGAGGCTCCCCTGATTCGCTAGTTCCTGCGCTTGCTCCATAGGAATCAACGTATACTGATCGCTGGCCGCTACAAATCCAGCGATTTCGTCCGCCGTCTTTCCGTCGAAATCATGATTGCCAAAAGCTTTTATGGCGATAGCCGAAAGAGCCATATTGCAGTAGGTCGTCCCGTCCGGTTTCGGCTGGAAGGAAGGATTTTCGACCGCATCGCAACAGGCATCCATAAGGCCAATCAAATTTTTACTCACCTTGCCTCCTAGCGGTCCGAGCCATCCGTACCAGCTCCATCCATACCATCGGGCGTAATTGAAGACGTCGAGAAACCGCATTTTTCGCACGTTACCCTAAAAAATCCTTGCGTCCATCTTTGTACGGTACACACTGCTTGGCAGACTGGACATAAAAAACGACCCCACCACTTGTCCGCCGTATAGCCTCCCCTAATCGTCGCCCCTATTCTGTCGCCTGATCTCTTTATGAATCCCGTCCAGCTCCCGAATGATGAGCGTCATCTGCGCCTGATTCCGGGCGTCAATCTCGGTCACGTGCTGCTCGACCCTATCCAATCTTGGTTTCATGGCTTCCACATCCATCGTGGTCTGATCCCATTTCATCGGCTCTTTGATGACGGCCCAGACCGCCCCGCAGAGCGTCATGACGACGATCAGATAGGTCATGTCGGCCTTTCGGAACCAATGCGTCCGGTCGCTCAATTGGCCCATCTTGCGGTCCCGGCCTTCGCGCCGGGATATCCCAGGCCGCGAGCGTTCTGGAGGGTATAGAAAGGAACGTCCGACCCATACCCTGTTCCGGCCGAATTAACCGCCTGCCCCTGCACATGATAGAGAACGCCGGAGGCGAGCCCGGTGATCGAGGCCGTGAAAGCTCCGGAGGTTCCCCCGGTATCGATGAAGGTGCCCCCGTTCTGGCAAGGTGAAGCCATCGTTCCCCAGCAAATGCTTGATCCCGTGACCGTGTACCCGCCGCTGTTGGCGATGGTTCCTGATCCCGTGATGGCGGTAAAGCTGTTGATAAAGGGAGCGTTCGTTGTGACAGTCGGCGGCCCCGACATGGAGGCAATGGAGTCGATGCCCATGGTCTGTGTGTCTCCGGCGTTGCTGCTCGTCGCGGTCGCGTTCTGGATGCCTCCCGATCCCGCCGTTCCGTATTCGTCGCCCTGTGAGTTTCCGTCCGTGTTAAGCGCGTTATTCAGGATCGTGTATCCCGCGCCCGCCGTATAGGTCGATTGCGCGGAATCGTCGGCAAACCAGGCCAGATTCAGGTTCCCGCTTGAGCCGGACCCGGAACTGGAGACCGAACATCCGCCTGTGCAAGTCGCGTTATTGGTCCCGGTGGTCTGATCGACGCAAGCCCCGACGCAGTTGACTTCGACGATCGTCATGTTCCAGCCGCATCCGCTGCAAGTGGCCGCCGTTTCGGTGATGGTTGAATTGCCGCCCGCAGCGCTGGCGATCTCGTAGCAGGCCAGATGGGGGTTCCCCGCGCTGTAGCTAAAAACCGGGGTTCCTGAGAACGATTCTCCGGTCATAGTGGGGGCCACAATCGTGCCGCCGCTGTTCACGCTGATGCAAGCATAGACCCAGTTCCCCGCTGTCACGTTGCCGCCGAAAGAGGCCGAGACCGTGCTGCCTGTATTTGCCGTCCCGGAGGAATACTGAACGACGGTCGGCGTGATGGCGAGACCTAAAGAGGGGATCAGGCAGAGGATGGCGGTGAATAGGACGCGCCTCAGAAGTAAGTCCATATCCAGGCCTTGCCGTCGCCTCCATTACCCCCGTTACCGCCCGAGGTCGTTCCTCCGCCTCCGCCTCCACCGCCACCGCCCGGATTGCCGCCATTGCCGCCATTGCAAGCCGCACCGGAGTTGTTCGAAGAGCCGCCGCCTCCACCCGTTCCGGCCATGGCCGAATTTCCATCGGGCCCGACTTGTCCTTCTCCGCCCGATCCGCAGGCATTCGCCGAGTTTCCGCCCGCACCTCCGCCGCCCGAGGAGGTCGAAGTCGGACCCGTCGACCCTCCCGCAAGGCCGCTTCGGGCCGTGCCAGGAGATGCCGCATTGACGCCGCCTCCCGCTCCTCCTCCGGCCGCCGAGAACCAGGAGCCGCCCCCATAGGCTACGGTCGAGTTGCCCCCTGCTGTCGTGCTGGCTCCGCCGCCTGCCCCGGAGAAATAGGACGAAGGTCCGACCGCGCCGCCCGTGGCCGCCGTGCCTCCCCCGGCTCCCGCACAGGTCGCCGAAGCGGTGTTGGCCGCCGTCGCCGCGACAAAGCAGGGACCGCCCGTTCCGCCGGTCGTGGTGGTAGCCCCATTGCCCGCCGCCGTTCCTCCGCCCCCACCGCCGCCTCCGGCTCCCGCCGCATTCCCGGCTCCGCCACCACCGCCAAAAGCCGAGATGAATACGTCAAATGTGGACGTTCCACCGGCTCCGCCGTCACTTCCGGCTCCGCTAGATCCGCCCGACGCCCCGGTTGCGCCCGCCCCTATGGTAACCGTCGCGCTAGACCCAAGAACGGAGGCCAAGAAGGTCGTATGGGCGCAGAATCCACCTCCTCCGCCGCCTCCGCCGGTGCGCGCTGCTCCCGCCGCGGCCTGCGATCCGCCGCCCCCGGCCCCGCCGCCTCCGCAGATCAAGACTTCCACCAACCTCGCGCCCGCGGGCTTGTCCCACTCCTGGGCTCCCGTTCCTGCGGATGTCCAGAGTTGCGGGCTCGTATTCAAGGAAACGAAGGCGGTAGACCCTCCCTGCAAACTGACATTGAAAGAGGAGGAATCAAAGACAACAATGGACGTGGGGGAAGAGGCGATGCTGGCGAACCCTGAAACGCTTCCGGTCGTCACCGCCAAGGAAGAGGCTCCGCCGCCCCCGCCTCCGGTAATCGTGTTGCAACCAAAGAGGTTCGTTGAGGAGTTCCAGGTCACGGCATTCGATGCGCCACTGCAACTGCTCAGACCCGCCCCCGTCATGCTCCCGACACTGACACCATAGGTCACGCCCAGGCCTCCAGCCGCAGAGACGGAAACGCTGCCATTGTCAACCGTCCATCCATCGACTTCCAGGTTGCCCGTGATGGTCGTGCTGGAGGCCGCCAGCGTCTTTATATTGCTTTGCTTGGCCGCCGCCGTAAGCGTAGGGCTGATCGAAGTAGCGCCAGAAGCAGTCCCGGTCACGTCGCCCGATCCGGTCCAGGTGATCGACTGGTTACCGGTGATATATCCGGGGTTCGTGAAGATCAAGTGCGATCCGGCGGTCCCAGAGCCCGACAAGGGAGAATCGGCGGTTACGGCGGTTAGATAACTCCCTTTCTGCTGATAGGTCGCCGCGGCGCTCGAAGCCTGGAGATAGGTGAGCGTCGCAGACGATATGCTCAAGAGGCCATTGGCGGTCGTCGTGTCAATGCCGACTTGAGCCGTAGAACCAACGGCCAATCCAGTGAACCAGGGGCCATACATGCTGATCGTCGCCGTCGGGCTTGTGACACGCACGCCATTAGCCATGACCTCAAGAGCCGGGGAACCTCCGCCTCCCCCGGATCCATTGCTGGCAGCCGTAACGATCCCCTGCGCCGTCACCGTGATATTCGCGTTGGTATAGCTTCCCGCCGTGACTCCGGAAGTCGTCAGTGAAGAAGCGATGACCGAAGCTCCCAGCGATCCGGCGGAAATAGAAGAAGCAGGAATGTTCGGTCCGTAGAGCGTCACGCTGGAAGGGTTCAGCGCGAAATAGTATGTCGCTGCGCCAAGCTGGGTCGCAGTGAATTGGGAATTGTTCCCGATGAATAGCGCCGTCGGGCTGGAAGTCAGGACGGTCAGGCCCGAGGCGGTTCCCAAGCCCATCCCAAGCGTCGAGGCTCCGCCGCTGCCGGAACTGCACCCGCTCCCGGTACAGGTTCCATTGATCGTTATGTTGGTGACGGTCATGCTGGAAATCGCCGTGATGGTGGAAGCCACCACTAAGGGAGTCGTTACGCTCCCGGCATAGACCCCGTAGGTGAATGTGGAATTGACAGGAGATTCAAAAATCCACGGGCGGTCTGTCTCGAAATAGTGGTTATTTGGCTTATAAAAGATATTCCCGCCATCAGCGTCGGAACCGCTTGAACTCTCGAAATTTAAATACCTATATTGCGTATTCCCGTTGTCGTTTTTTATTGAAAGCCCTACGGCGGCCCCGCTGTCGGAATAATCTTCGATGGTCCACCCTGACGCACCAGCCCCTTGAAAACTTCCGTTGGAACCAAATCTTATGCTATATGGAAACGACGACGAAGCCCTAAGCTGCATCGTGTTAACGGACTGGAGTTGGTTGTAGGCGTCGAATCCCGCCCCTATCGTTTGGAACGTGAAGGCTCCGGTATTGGTCCCAAGGTCTACCGGGATCGACGACCCATTCGTGGCGAGTCTCCCGACGTAATTCGTCCCCGTCACGTTGGCGCTCGTAAACGTTGCGCTGGAAGCCGTAACGGTCGAAGCCGTCACCCCCGAGAATGTCCCCGTCGCCAGATTGATCCCGCCCGATTGCTGACTGGCAGGATTGACCTGGGCGTAGTAGGACGCGCCGGGGGTCATGGAGCCGCCCGATCCGCTGGCATTGATCGTAACTTGCGCCGTCCCTCCGCCCGTCAATGATCCGCTTAGGGTTACGTTGGTCCCGGCGACGAGGTTTATGGAGGCGGTAGGGCTGGAAACTCTTACACCATTGACCATGGTTTCGAGGGAGGAGGCTCCTCCACTTCCGCCAATAGCATTGACCGTGACAGTGCCACCGGAATTGCTCGTCACCGTGACTCCAGAGCCGGGCAGGATCGTATTGGAGTCAATACGAGTAATGTAGTCTTGCTTTCCGGTAAAAGGGTTAAAAACTGTTTTTGTTGGCTCGGCGGATGCGTAGGTGAAGCAAACGGTTAAAAAAAAAGCGCAGGAAAGAGCGGTTGTCTTATTCATGAATAGGAATACCCGGCGCGATTGTCCCAAACTAGCCCGAATCCCGTTGATCCGTTGGCCCACTTAACGTCGGTCAACTGATTCGAGCCGTTAAAAGTCTGTTGCATGATGCGCCACGCGGGGTCAGAAGATGCCGAGCCCACCTGAGCCCATCCGACGTATACCTGATTCCCACTCCCGTCGTAATCGAACTTCATGGTGCAGTTCGTCGCCCCCGAAATGAACGGCCAAGTATCGTTCGCCATTATCCCGGCCTCACGCTTCCCTGGCGTTCTAGAAGGTCAATGATGCGGTCCAGTTTTTCAGCCAAAAGGTCGTAAATCAGCTTTTCCTTTTTCGTCATTCCGTAGGTTTCAAATTCGTTGGGCATTTGGGACCTCTTTCTGCTGTGATCCGGAGGGCATCGGAATGTCCGTGTACCCGAATTTCCGTAGTTTTAGGCATCGCTCCCAGGCATCATTTGCGCCGTCCGTGTAGCGTCCCTGCTGGTTGGGAGCCTCGACGCTCTTAAAGACCTTCTGCGACGCTCTCCAGGCTTCCAGCATCGAATTTCCGCGCCCGATGCACTCGCCAAGGATGCAGGAGGTCCCGGCGGCCACAATATCGGTCGATTTGCCACTCTTGGGCTTCATCGCGTCTATCGGCCAGAAGTCTTTCCCGTACTTCCCGTTGATCCGGACGCCCTTCGTTTTGCCGTAGACTTCCTGGGCGCACTTTTTATCCTCGATGTCGCACGGGTAGGGGGGAATCGAGAACTTGAGCGCCGAACCCCATAGCGACTTGAACGGAATCGTAAAGGGTCCTCGTGATAGTCGGTAGAAATACTCAGAAATGGGCATCCCGAGCATTGCCGTATAGGCGTAGATGGCGGAGTATCCCAAGCGCGGAGTCCATTCCAAAAAATAGGGTTCATGGTCAACCTCCGAGACGATGCAGTTCACGTCAATCCCACCTGTGTAACGCTGGTGTTTTAAGAGCGGTAGTATGCGTCGTATTGTTCGATCAACGATTTTGCTTCCATTGCCTTCATAGTGGAATACAAGGCTTGTTTCACATCCTGTTCGCTGACCGAGTTCCCCGGCGAGAAACTTTTTGACTTCAAGAGTTGAGTTGGCAGGCCATATAGGAGTCCCATCCACAAACCAAAGTTCCGTGCTGATCTCTGCACCATTTACTTTCTCCTGTAGGATGAATGTAGCGTTCGGGGGAATCGTGCCCTGCTCTTTGGAATAATTCAGATAGTCAGTCATGTCCTCGGCGTCTTTGGCCACATAGGAGGACGCTTCCGACAAGTTTCCGTCGATCTTTATTGCCATCGGCTTGTTTACTTTTTTGACGTGCGCGATGGCTTCCTCAACGGACGAAAATTCCGTGGTCTTGGGAACCTTAATCCCGAATTGCTGGGCCACTTTGACGCCGTAGGCACGGTCCATCTCCAGCTTGTCGGCAAAGACGGAGGAGCCCATGACCTTAAAGCCTTTTTTGCGGATAGAGTCGGCCAAGTCGCCGTCGCCGTTAAGCGAGAAAATCACCAGATCCGGGCTGTGGCGTAGGCCTTCCTCCATGGAGTCCACTTTATTTACAAGGCCTTCCATGGCGCTCCGATAGAACTTGTCTTTGATAAAAAGGTCTATTTTTGCGCCTTCTTTTTGCATCTGGTAGGCGATACCGGCGAAGTCCGCCGACGCATCATGGATAAGGAATCTCATTTTGGGCCTTGATCCCCGGGAAAACCAGATGTAGAGTGGGGCGTGATCGACGAAGAGCCACACTTCGAGCCATACGAAGACATTGTCATCAGAAAAGTTTTATGGGTAGTAGTTTGCGTCGCCGTTGGCTTCATCATTGCCCTAAGATTTTTTTGATAACTTCCCAAACTAGGCCAGCGCTCGCGGCCCCTTCTGCGCCATGGCGCACAGCCCACGGCATCGCCATATAGTTTTTCTTGATCAGATTAGGGATAACTTGGGACTTCGCTAAAGCTTGCGAAGGGTCCAACCTTCCCGGTATGGATTTATTCAAAAGATCTTGTGTTTTCTTAGCGACTCTTGCCGCCTGAACTTTAATATCGCTCGTCTGCTCGTAGATCCTTGGGTTTTTATAAATCTGATTGATGACTGCTTTTGCGTCCTTCGCCTCCTGGGCAGTCTTTATAGTTCCCGCATCCAACTGAGCTTCCAAATTATTTAGTGTTTCTCCGACGCTTCCCGGAGTGACCGCCTTTGTGGGGGCTCTCGTAATGACACCAGCCGCCTTTTCAGCATTGCCAATCTGTCCTCCATAAACCTTTCCCTTCATATAGGGAATCGCCATGACATCACCGGCCGCCGCTCCCCCAAGCTCAAGGCCGTGCTGCATCATTCCCGGAGCTGGTTTGCCGAGCCCCTTCAACGCCAAATCCCTAATCCCCTGGCCCGCCGCCGTCCCAAGCGTTGCGCCCCCGGGAACCGGAGACACGCCGCCCGCCGTCCCTAGAAGTGATGGCATGAGGTTTGCCATGGTCTGCGGGTTTGTTCCTACATCCTTCGCGACCATGGCAGGTTTTTTGAACATGTCGATGACGGAATTTTTTACCGTTTGACCAAATCCTGATTGGTCCTGACCGTCTTCGGTTGTTACTAGGTAGGATTTCCCGTCGTCGGTAGTGACTTTGTATTTAGCCATTAGAGTGGTTGCACGTTGACAATTTTTCGACCATTAAGTTGACCGCCAATCTTCGGCGCTGACCCAGGACTCGCCGGTCCCAGGTCCAAGCTCTCCTGAAACGGAACGTTAGGAATGTTTTCGCCTAATTCCCGGCTTCGGATGGCGGACCAATTCTTAGGGAGGCTATCGCCCCAAATGTCCTCTACGTTCTTGACCTGATTTTCCACCCACGGCTGAGCCGTCTTGTCTAAGTCGTCGAGAAGGTCATAAATCTGTTTCCGAATCTTTGGAACGTCCTTCCCCGACGGATCGGCGGTAATTCTCTGAGTTAATTGATTGACCTTTGTCACAATGTTGTTGGAAAAACTGGCTCCTTGAAGCGTCTCAAGCTGAGGCGCGCTGCGCTGGACGGCTCGCGCAAGGTCTGAGGCGGCCAGTGCGATCTGCTGGGGAGATCCTGGCTTCGCAATGATGGCCTTGCCCTGGCGTGCGGCCACCTTGACCTGGTAGGCCGCTCCAGCAGCCGTGCTTGGGCTACTCCGGGATGGAAGGTCCGACATTAAGAACTGATTCCGACGAACACCTGCAATCGGGCTTGTTGCCGGGACAGTTTTTGATTTAGGAATACCAGTGTATTGAACCGCAGTCTGTGGATTCACTTGAAGAGGAATGCCATCGGGCGTTGGAGTCAATGAAAGTGATCCATCAGGATTTTCATAGACAGTAGTTTTCCCTCCTGGACCCCCCGAACCACTGCCCATCTGCTCATACCGCTTCGCCTGAGCATTATTCCTAGCAATTTCGGATTGCTGGAGAGGCGTAGGCATCTGCCTGATAGCATTCTGGGGATCATACTGCATCATGAGGGATTGGATCTTCCCCGACATGTCTGGAACCTGTCCAGCCGGGACAGCATTTCCGCCAGCGCCAGGAGGGACGTATCCGGCGGGCCCCTGGATAGGCTTCCCCTGAGCCTGCATCGCCTGGACCAATTGCGCCAAAATATGCTTCTTCTTCTGCTCTCCGATCATCTCGCCGATGCTGGAAAGCCCTTGGCCGAAGCCTTGGCCCATTCCTGCGATATCTTGGTTCATTTGTTGGCGGTTTAAATTTTTTTGTTGCTGGGCCTGCATGAACATTTCCCATGGGAACGAAATTGAATCAGCCACCGAATCCACCTCCTATATTTATTCCCTGCCCCATCTGGGCCCCGGGCCTTAAACCAGGAAACATTTGATAAAGAGTCGCCAGAACGTCCCGGCTCTGTTGCGCGGGGGGCTGTTGCTGGCTTCCAGATGGGCTCATGCCTCGAATCCACCGAAATGCCGCATCTACTGACGAGGGGGTCGACGAGGCTACGGGTGATCCAGCCGCCGCGCCTTGAGCGCTGCCGGAAGCAGGACCAAGATTTAAAGGAGATCCCATCCCGGGACCAAGCGTGGAGCCCATCTGAGACATTACCGGGGTGGAAGTCGGCATGTAGGGAGTCATTGCAGATCCTCCAGCAGAAGCCCCGCCGCCAGCAAACAATCCCGATCCTGCGGCATATCCGGCCAAGCCTCCCATCCCGGCTCCTATCCCCATGTCCTCACCAATGCCGCTCAATTTCGTTGAATTCGTCAATCCTGTTCCGCCCGCAACGCCTCCCCCGACGCCTCCGGCAATGGCTCCGGGGATGCCGCCGGTCACAAATCCTCCGACCGCCCCGGGACCGACCCCGCCAACTCCTCGACCAATTTTGTTTAGAGTGGTTCCGGGAGTTGTCGCCAAGGGATCTGTTCTTGAAAACTCAGAACCCCCGGACGAAAGAATCCCCACCAGGATTCGTCCTCTCTTTGGCCCCAATCCAAGAAAATTATTTCCCGTTGGGTCAAAATCCGACCAAATACTCATTAAAATTTCCCTGCATGGTAAAGAATCAAAGTCTTTATTCTCAGGCGGGCGCAGATCTCTTGAACCAGCGACCAAAACGCCGCCGCGTACAGGTCTACCGCTTTTACGCAGTCGGGCTCCAATATGACGCGGTCAAAAAACATTGGTCTCCAATCCATCCAGTTGATATCGACATAATCTGCCGCCCACGTAACAAATTTTCCAATGGCGACATACCCAATGAACTTAAAAGGCCGTTTCCAAAATGCCGGGAACAAATGCCCGTGCAATTTCTTTACTTCAACAAGACTTACCGCATGAGCATTTTTCATAGCGGTGCAAATCCAAGGAGTCGCTTTGTACGCCTGCGCTCCTCCAGCCAAAAGATTCCCAGCGCCAGTCGCAGACCCTGAAGCCATACCAAGCAAATTTTGTATCCCAGAGGTCTGTCCTTCATTGGCCAACTTTTCAGCTAATTGCGATTGAAGATCAAAATTATTCAAGCTTTGGTTATACCCAGCGATCCCCTGCCCCGCGTTCTGTCCGGTGGTGTAAAGGCTCTGGAAGGTTGGCGACTGATTCCCGGCAATGGCCCCGCCTCCCAAGCTGGACAAAAGCTGCTGCATGGTGTTAGACGCCGCATTTCCGACCGCCGCGCCTTCTCCGGCCTGGAAAGCCCCGCTGGAAGGAGTGATCCCGAGGTTATTCATCGCGCCCGAAAACGCTTGATAGGCTGAACTATTTGGGTCGGCCAACTGTTTGGCTGTTTCCGCTCCCACCTGGCTTGAAAGGTCTCCAATTTGCGTTCCCAGGTTTTGCATCTGGTTCTGTTGGTTCTGCTGGATCTGGGATTGGAAGGCCTGGGGAACGTACTGCTGGACAACGGCGTTCGGGTCGGTCCCACCGAATCCAGACTGCGTGTTTATAATCGGCATGACGGCCTGTTGATAGAATTGATTTATCTCATCCGCCGTAGGCGCACGTCCAACGGCGTTTTGAAATTGTTGGGCGAAATCCGTTCCGTACTGGTCAAGCGTTGTCTGCGTTCGCTGATTGGTCCAATATGGGTTACTCGGCTGGTTGACCGCCTGAATTTGTCCGAAGATGTTATCGTAGGCGGATGATCCGCCGTACTGACTATCACTCCATGGGTCTGCCATAAAGCCTCCTAAAATACCCGCATTGCGAAGATTTTTACTCCGTTAGAATTCATTACCTGGGCCTCCGGGCAGAGATGCGATTCACTTACCCGCTCCACAAATTTTCTATCCTTTGATGAATTTATAATCATCGCGGCGAGATCTGGATTGAATAGGCAACTGTAGACCATGATCCAGAAGCCAAAGAAAGAGTCAATATCCCAGCCCCACCATTTCCGTATGTTCTTGTTCCGGGACTTCCATACATAGATCGAGAAGCAATTACAGTCGGAGTTGGACTTGTGTAGTTCGTTAAAAGCAAATCCTCGAAGCCATTGGAGGATCCGACATCATGACCCGTCACGATCATCAAGCAGCCATCTTGATCAATCTCAGCAATCTGCGAGGCGACATTATTGACCCCCGTTTTCGTATAGATCTGATTGTGTACCGCCACGCTGCCAGCGCCGCCAAAAATCGTAAAAGGCCCCTCATTGTGGCCATCTAATTTGGAGATCTTAAAGCAATCAACGACCTTACTGGCTCCCGCCATGATATTGAAATGATCAACAGTGAGACAGTCCCACCCAGTCCCGCCATCGATTAAAGACGACCATCCGGGGTTAGCTTCCGATCCTTGATGAGAGAAAATTTGAGGGGTCGTATTGGCCCTCAGATTCTCAACCCCATTAACTACCATCGATAATGAGGTCGGAGCGATATTAAACACGAGCCCCGTATTCGTCGTTGATTGTGCCGAGACAGCAGGAGTTGATGCCGTCCCATCTCCAAGATTTGTTATTTCTTGTCCTCCCATGTCGATATTCCCAATCATGGAAAGAGCCTTTTGTTTATTGATGCCCGCGTCATTGTTGTTTAAATAATCAATGATTATTTTCAATGCGTATTTCACATTCTCATCTTTAATGGCGTTAATGGTGGGGATTAAAGGAACCTGACTCAATGGCCTATCTCCGTGTCCAAGACAACTGGATTGATTGAGAAATCGTTTGAACTGGATGTCGTGATCTTAATCTGCTTTGACATCGTCGAATCGCTGAAATTGAGAGGGATAATAACACGCTGTAAATTTCCCGTCGGTGTCGGACTCGTTCCCGATCTATACGTCCCGTCATCTCCCGGCGTGATCGTGATCGAATCGGAAGCGTTAATGGTAAAAGGGATAATGACGCTTCGCGGAATCGTGTCGCGGGATTCGAACGTATAGGGAATAGAAACAACGGCTTGGCCTGAAATAGCGGTGCCATTAAATGACAAATAATTATTCGAAACGTTATAAATAGAAGTCGATAGCATATTCATGCCAACGCACACTTCCGTTACTGATGTTGGATTCCACGTACTCGCAGAGCCAAATGCCTCCAAACAACATAAACTCGAAAATGTTGGCGTTGGCATATACCAATAATCACTTACATAATTGTAGGCCCATGATTTTGTTGCGGTTAATACACCTCCACTTGTTTGACCTCCAATGTTTAAGATAATCGAATTGAAAATTGGAACAACCTTAAGAGATAAATAATTTGGACCAATCCCAGAATTGCTTGAAATAAATGAATTGATGTTTTCTTGTATGCTGGATTGGGGATAAGAACGTTTAGAAAGATTTGTAAGATTAGACCCATCAAATTTGTAGATGTTGTAATCCGATCCCCAAAAAACAAGTTCTCCGGTAGGAAGATTGTCTACCGAATTCATGCTGAAAGTCCCTATCTTGTCGTAAATGGTATAAAGAGGTCCCAGAGCAACTGAGCCGCTGATAATAACGGTATTAGTTTGAAGAGCCCCGATAGAATGTAATTTGAAAATATACAACGTATTTCCTATTCTTCCTAAAGCGACACACATATCGCCATCGCCATAGCGAAAAGTCAAAGAGTTATTTGCAGGCCACGTAGTAGGATCTCCAACAGAAGACCACGCCACAATGCCCTTGCAATCCACAACAAATGCAAAATTGTTTACGACTTTAAAAGCTATAGGTGCATTCGTTGGATTAACGGTAGGCTGAGTAGTATCCCCCGTTCCATCCCACTGCCATATTCCTATTCCTGAAGCGGCCGATGCTCCCAACATCCCAGAAAACGCAACAAATGTAACAACGTTATTCAATACATCGGCCGAATAAACATAACCATACGCCGCATAAGGACCATTGCCCATGCTCGTCCATGATCCAGTAAAATTTTTGCAGTAAAGACAACCCCCAGTCATTGCAACATCGTTTCTCCAAGGAAGAAATAAATAACCTGCGTATTCACTTGAAACAGTCAAATTGGCGGCTAATAACGTCATATAAAACTGATTCGTTACAACCGGCGGTTGCGTAATGGAAGCCGTGCTATATCCGGGGACTGGCTTCAATTGCCCTTGTTCAACAATCATATTTTGAAGAGTCGATAATTGTCCCTTTGGAAGCGTTAATAAGGAAGCATCGGTATTGAGGCCGCCGGAGTATCCGTAAGGCCCGATGATCTTAGAATCAGGCACCTAGGGCCGTCCCTGCACAGGCGGATAGTTGTCTGGCATCTGGAGCCAGTTTTCCGACGACCCCATGCCAGAATCAATCGATTGAAGGATTGGCGAACTATCCTCAGAGGTCCGTTCCTGGCTCATCATGTCAACGATCTTTGCTTCGAACGTCTTTTCCCAAAGGACGGCCATGTCCGGCTTCCGGAGGTACATATAGGCCAACGCGTTGGCCCCAAACGCGATAATGTGGGACCACTTGTTCGGAAGCGTCGGGAGAGCCGTTCCCGTCATATCGGTAGGCCGCTTAAAGGTCTTGATCTCAAACAGACGGGCATCCGATGGAAACGGATAGGGGATGATCTGTACATTCCCGCTCGAATCGTAGCCGTAAGGAATGAATCCATAGGACGTGTTGGAGGATTGAGGATTTGGCTGGACGAAATCCACGTCCCGGGGGAAAAGTTCGTCCAGCTTTAGCGGCGTGTTCCAGTTCTTAACGTCGCAGATCCGGTCGCAAGCCGACGACAGGCTGTAGAAAAACTTTCTAAGCGTGTAGGTAACGTTCGTCGCGTTTGTGGATGGAACATACGCGGGGGTAATCGTTAGGGAAGTGGATGAATTGTAGGCGCTGACTAGATACCAGTCATTGGCGGTCGAAAACTGGATGTAGTATTGACCGCCGCCGTGGGTAGAAGTAAAAGTTGTACCGCTCCCTGTAACGGTAGTCCCTCCGGAGCTGACACTGACGGTTCCAGTGGTGTAGTCGGGAACCGTGACAACCGTTTCACGGGACCGGAGGAAGTTCCAAGGCCATCTCGCGCAAATGTCGTTTTGTACTAAATTAAGCCATCTGGAAACTCGGGTTACGTTATTGGAGTCCGACGAATCTAGACCTGTTTGGTCGTAAACCTCGTTTTGAAGGTCGGCAAAGGTAAGCGCTGACATGGCTCATCCTCACGTCAAAACTTGCTGATAGAAAACGCTGACAGCCGTCGTATTTGCATCGAAGGAGACGTAACATCCGTTCGGGAATCGGACACGTTGCGCTAGGGCAATGGATTGAGAGGCGCTTGTCGCCCTCGCCTGGTCCTGGAAATAGAGCGTGTTCCCGGCTGATGCCGCTGTCCCGTTGATGAAATAAGGGGCCGCCGCCGTCGCGCCGCTTTTAATCACATAGCCGACGACATCGACCGGCTTCCCCGAATCCCCTACAACCCCGGAGGACGAGAGGGGAGTACAAGCAAAAGTATCAGCCGTTCCGAATCCAGACATAAAACCTCCTAGGCGACAACAGGCTCCTTCACCTTATGCCGCGTCTTTCGTTCGTGCATCCATAGGCCGCGCTGCGCATCAAACTTCTTGTGGCAGACTCCGCATTCAAATTTGTCGGGCTTGGGTTCCGAGGCCACTTCGATAGTCATCTCCGGGACGGGAACCGCAGAGGTAACGGTCGTCTCTGTGATGATCACGGGGGCCCGGACTTCCTGGCGCAAGATGACAACCGGGATGTCCTTGGCTTCCAGATAGAAAGGATCGGTCATGTTGGGGGCCACGACGGCGGGAACCGGAACCTTCTGATCCCTGGGCGTGTCGCGGTCCAAAATCCGCTGGAGCTGTTTCCAGGTCTCCATTCCCGGGGTCGAGTCCAGATTGAGCTTTACGCCCAGGATACGGATCGTGTCCGATGGCTCCTGCCATTCTCCGGTCGCTTCGTTTTTCTCTCGGGGAAGGTTTTCGGTGATGTCGACCGGCGTGCAATGCTCCCGGATCTCCTTCGGGATATTGGCGTCAATATCGCGCTCCCATGGGGCCTTGAGAAACAGTTTGTTTCCGCTCCGACGGAAAATGAAGTCTTCCGGCAGACCTTCGATGCGGATCAATTCGTCTATTCCGTGGGTGTTCTGCTTGTGGAAATGGGAGCAAATGCGAATCAGCATGGAACTAGACCCTCCTTAAGAGCGGGTGTGTAGTTTATGGTTTGTTTGAGAATCTCAAGCGCCCGATGGTCATAGGTATGTTTAGCCATCACTTCGTCGTATCCGGCCTGCGCGATCTCCTGGCGTAGTCCGTCATCGACAATCAAGGCCTTGGCGATAGAAACGGCCTCATCAATGCTCCGGTACGTCCAGAGATGCTTTCCGCTTTTGAACAATTCGGAAATCGTTGGTAGTTCGTTCGTCAGAAAAAGGCGCTTGCAAGCCATGGCCTCAAAAAAGCGCATGGTCGGCGCGTCATCTTTGACGGTATGGTTGGGGATGATCTTGGCTTGGCATAACTTGCGGGCCGCGTCCTCCAGGACGTTGTATCCTGGGGCCTGGGGATTTCTCCATCCCAGATAAAAGTTTGGGAATTCCTTACAGAAGCGGTCCAAAAGGTCGATTCGCTCCGAACAGTTTAAGTGCCCCACAAACGCCCAATCCCATTTCTCGATAATGTCCATGGGCCAGTAGGCGGTAGGCTCTACGGCATGGGGGAGGAAAAACAACTTTTCCTTGGGAACCCCGTCCCGCTCAAAATCGGCCATGGCCTTACGTTGGCAGCAAAAAACGTAGTCGAATTTCTTCGCCATCTTGAGACGGTAGTCGTAGCCTAGGTGCGCGTCGGATACCCAATAGGCATTGGGGGAAGGAGGCATCCATCCGTTTTCATCCAAAGGGGTTGGAACGTTTAAAGCATCCTCGCCGTGATCGACGAAAACATGGAGGTCAAACTGTCCGAAATCCTTGGAGGTCGGTCGCGGCCAGAGGTGGACGACATTCCCGGAATCGTCTCCGAAATCCAGCTTTCCGTTTAGAAGGCGACGAAAAGAACCCTGGAGAAAAAGAGGGGGGCCATCGTTCCTCATGCCAGTTGATGGAAGGACGTAATAGTAAATGGCAACGCGCGGCTTACTAAAATTCATTTACAGCACTCCGTATATGTTGTAAGTTAATAGCATGACAATTGAGAAAGCGATTCAAAAAGGCTTCAAAAAATTCCCCGATGGAACTTGGCGAAAACTTGTTTCGCAAAAATATAAGGGGGATAAATTCCATTCTTGGTGGCAAAAATTCCATTCTTTTAAATGCGAAGAATGTAAAAATGAATTTATCGCTTTTCATAAAAGAATGAGATTTTGCTCTTATAAATGCGCGGCAAAGAAACGATTTATCGGAGAAAAATCCCATTTTTGGAAAGGTGGGCGATCTAAAACCATGAGAGGGTATGTTTACATTCTTAGTAGGAACCACCCACATGCTGTAAAACCAAACTACTACATGCTTGAGCATCGCCTTGTAATGGAAAAAAAACTTGGAAGATACCTTAGAAAAACTGAAGTCGTTCACCATATAAATGGCATTAAGCATGACAATCGCCCAGAGAATTTGGTTGTTCTAACACAGGCTGAACATGTGCGCCATCATGCCCCCGAAAAAATGGGAGCTTCTCGAAAACTCCAACAAAAGAAACATCATTCTTCGGATCAAGCAAGTCAATCGTCTTAAATCCCATCGACTCCATTTCCTCTTTTAATACCGACGGAGTAAATGCCCTCACATGCTGGAAATTTAATGGAATAGAATTGCGTAATTCCTCATTAGGGACGGCAATAATCATCCGGCCCCCAACCTTCAAAGGCTTTGCCCACTGCGAAATTGTCTGACGAGTAGAAATAATGTGTTCCAGAATGTGCCGAGCTATTACCGTGTCATAGGACTCCGGTTCAATCGGGAGAGGCTTCGAAACGTCGGCCACAATGTCCGCTATCGAAAAGGATTTGATAAGGCCGGGAATCTCTTGGCCCTTGGGAATGATGTCCACGCCGATAGCCTCCGGAACCGTCTTCTGTGGGCCGCAACCAAGCTCTAGGACCGCCCCTTTGACGAACTTTCGTACCGTCTCTCCCTCCGAATCGGCACCGACATTCTCATGGCGAGGCTTGGGAGGAATAATCGGGGAACTCATCGTGTCCCAGAACACTTTGAGGCCGTGCTTTTTAATCAGGTAAGTGTTGGTCTTCTCGGTCATCTCAACCGAATTCCACGCGGAGCCGAATTCACGCCCCCCGGTCTTAAATCCGTGGTGGTACACAAAGACGCTTTTATCGCAGATAAGCCTGTACCCGGCTTGGCGCAGTCGGATCGACAGGTCCAGGTCGTCGCCATGGTACGGAAGCGTATCGTCTACACCGCCCGCCTTCTCCAGCGCTTCACGGCGAAGCATCATGCAGAAACCGATCAGGAATTTGACCTCGAATCGGTACAGATCGATGGACGGCACAAAGGCATTTTGGGGCCCCATGACGCAGTTGGACGATGGACCCACCGCGCCTATGGACGGGTTGGCGAAGGGCTGGAGAAGTTGCAATAGCCATCCCGCGCTTGAATAAGGAATGTAGGTGTCGTCGTTCATAAACACCACAAAAGGCGTGTCGCAAACCTCCAGACCCTTTTTAAGGCCGCCTTCCCACCCAAGATTTTTTCCGGGCTCAATAAGCTGGACAAGAGGATTCTCTAGAGGGGGAATCGATCCCTTATCGCCGTTGTTGACGATGATGATCTTGTAAAGGCCAGGCGTTGACTGGTGAAGCAAAATCGAGTTAACGCACGGAATCAGATATTCCGGGTTGTTGTATGTAACGATGATGATCGAGACGAGAGCGGCGCTCATGCCGTTACCTTCCCGTTCTCGTACTTCGTGTAGAATCCGTAGAACTTGTCCTTTTCTTCCTGGGTCATTTTGTTGAAGCTGTCCGAGTAGGCTTCATCCACTACGACCGGGTGCGAAAGGTGCCCGAGCTTGGTTGCCGTGTCCATGAAGACCCGGAAGCCTTCCTTTTTTGCCTTAACGCAGAGCGTCACGTCCTCGCCGGTCTGAGGCATACCGAAAAACCACGGCCTTTGAATCTTTTTGAAGACTTCCGTCTTGATCAGGACCGCGCCGAATCCAACCGCGTCACATTCCACCAGCTTGTTGCGCGGGTAGTTCTTGACCTGGTTGTTGATGTAGTAATTCCGGCGCGTCACTTCGTCGAATCCTTCGACCGTCGAGAAAATAACCGGCCTGTGCGGTGGATTCCGCGTGAAGGCCAGCGCCGCCACAATGTCGACGTCATGCTTGACGAGGCGATAGAACAAATCCGCCGGGGCCATCATGTCGTCGTCCACCATGAACAAATAATCCGCGCCCCAATCCAGGGCCTTCCCGGCCAGCATTTCCCGAGCATAGGGCACAAAGATTTCCCCGGCTGAAAGCCATAGGAATTCATAGCGGGGGGAATCTTTGTACGTCTTCTGCTCGATCTCTTTGCCGCCCATGTAATACGCCATCATCATCCGGTCGTGATACGACTCGGGCGGCGTGTGGCCCTTGAGGGGAATTCCCACGCAGACGCGCTTTACATTCGGATCAGTGTTCGGAGTAATGTCCACTTAGTTTCTCGCTCGGGTCGCAGTTGATGCCCGCAACACATGCCCGTCTCTATCTGCCTCATGGATCGAGGCTTTCCGCACCTACAACACCAGAGGACCCTGGTCGGCAAGTTGGGACTTTTGGTCCCAAAATGCCGATCCAGGAATCCGTCTAGTTTAGAGCCCATGCTTCATGAATCCGCTCATCCAGCCGGTCGCTGAAACCGTCGGAAGCGTATTCGAGGCGATAAGGCACGCGAACCCCGAGTTGAGCCAGGTCGGAACGGCGCTGAAAACGCCTCCGGCCAAAGCTCCCGGAACGCACGCATCCCCAGCGTTGATCGTGATGCTGGTGCCGACATTGGACACAAACACCGAGTTGACGGGGCCATAGACCTGAATGATCCCGTAAGCGTTCGGAGCAATGTCCTTCGCCGCGATGCCGATCCACATGGTTTTGCGGGTCGCATCCGCGCTATTAGCTAGCACGCACTGAGTCCCGTCGAAGGAAGCCCCGGACGAACCGAGCGCGACGGCCGCCGCGTACCCGGTCGTGATGGAACTTACCTCAACATTTTTGTAGGTGAGATAGAGCCTCTCATCCCCTAATGCCGCTTCTTTGATTAGCATTCGAATTCTCCTTGAATTAGTTTTAAGAGCCCAGGCAGATCAAAATCATTTGACCTGTAAAGGCACCCCCCGAATTGGCGGTCAGAGTTGCGCTTGAAACGTCACCCGTCGTCGTCCAAGAGCCAAAAGTCGGGAGGTTGGTAATCACTTGATTCCCGGCATTTGTAAAGATGGACGCGATTGGAGCTGGTCCCGAGACTGCAACTGTCGCCGTGTCGCCAGATCCCGAAGCGGTATAGTCGAAGTAAAACAGGACTAAGCCGCCCGCTAAAGGAGCCTTGTTCCTCGGCGTTAATGTCATCGCCATAGAATCCCCCTTTAGGCCGTAACTCCGGTCAGGAGCCCGTGCTTTCGACGATTATTCGTGGTCAGTTCTCCAGCCCAGAACACCTGCGCCACTCTCAAGTCCTGATTGGTCGGTTTCCCGAATTCAGAGATCGAGAACAGCCTGTTCTTGTGCTGCACTAATTCCAATGACCCGCTGTTCAGAAGGAAGATGTCCCCGGAGATCGCGTTTGAATCGAACGTCCAGGTCGCTTCCTTGTACTTCAGGTTAGAGAATCCTAAGTCGCCCATCTTCGTATCGGAGATACGAACCGCCGGAACAAGCACGGACTCGTAAGCCTCGTAGGAGGGGCGATCCGACAGGACCAAGTCAGCGGGCCCTTGCGGGTTATTGACGTTGATCTGGTTCCAGACCGAGCGCATATCGGACAGGCCGCGAGCCGCAAAACTCCCGGAAGCCTGGACAACCGACTGCCACCAGGTCGAGGTCGCGCCATTGATGTCGCCAACGGTGCCGGTGTTGTTAACGATGGTCGCCAGCGGAGTAACCGCCGTGCCCACCTGGGTCTGGTTCGTGAGACCCGACGCCCAAAGGCCCTTGTTGATGCCGTCTTTGAGAGACAGCAACGCGGACTGAGTCTTGGCTTTGACAACGTCAATAACCTGAGACTTGCCCATGTTCTGCATCTCGATGCGGCCAGTAACGGACACCGACGTCGCGGCCTGTTTCCATTGCCACTGAGCCGTGGTGAGTTCGTCCTGGATCGTCGTATCGATCACGTCATCCGACGCATAGAACGAGAACGTCGAGTTTTTCGCGTAGATAACACTCCTGAGAATCGATGCCCCTCCGTCTGCCGTAACCCTCTTCTTCATGGCGAGCCAGGCTAACGCCGGAATCGCTTTGTAGATGTTGTCCGCCAGATCGGGGGACATGTTCGAAAACGTGGTCGCCAACAGCGATGTGACGTTCCCGGTACCGTAAGTAAACAGTGTGTCGTTTACCGCCATGATCGTGCTCCTTTTCTGAGGCTAACGCCTCAAGTGTTTAAGGCCGTAGCCTCTATTTTTTTACTCTGTAGACGACCTTCCGGCCGTCCATCTGCGCTTCAATATTCCTCGACATTGCTTCTTCCATCGTGTCGACGTACTGCACACCCTCGTCTCGCGTATTCGTCGAAGGCTTCTCCGTCACAGATCCTTTTTTCTCATTGACTAGGCCCATGGCCGCCCTCTTTCCCTTGTTCTCCATAGCCAGGGCCACCTGGCGGGCCATCGCGTAGGCTTTCTCCCAATCGATCCGGCCCGTCTGGTTGTCGACGGAAGCGTTCGCCGCCAACTGCAAGAGGCTGGGCGCTTCCGGATTTTCTTCGCGGCCAATTTGGTCCAGATCCTTGGCGTCCGGATGAAGAACCCACAAGCGATTCATCTCGTTTTCGGATTGAAGGGCCTGGAGCTGTTGGCGCTGGGCCTGGAGCTGAGGACCGCCGACCGACATGACAAGCTTGGCCTGGAGCTGCTCCAGTGGGAGGGGATTCCCCGCCGATAATTCCTGATAGGCTTGCGCCCACTCCTCGGCGGAAGCTACGCTCTTGGGGGCCGCCTGCGCTCCGTTCTGGGGACTGTTCCGTTTCTGGTACCATTCCACGAACTGAGGATCTTTAACCAGGTTTTCAAGCGCCTGAGCCTTCTTGATGTGGTCGGTGTACTTTTTGCTTTCCGCTTCGCGCTCTTTCTGCGCGTAGGACTTGGCCGATTCCTTCCACTTGGAAAGAACCGGATCTAAAGCGGCTCTCTGCTCCGGAGTCAGAGAGACGAACTGAGATTCATCGACAGCAAACGGGTCGTTATCCGTAGTCGTTTGGGCCGTTGTGTCGGTCGTCTCAGCAATAGGTTCTGTAGGGGCCGTCGTGTCCGGCTGTGCTACCGTAGCGTCAATCATTTTTTCTCCTTAACTCGGACTCACCTGGGTCGGAGTCTTTACCGTGATTTCCCGGTCATCTTTCTGCATCTGTTCGGGCTCAATGCGGTCAATGACAAATTTCCCGCCCTGAGCCGTTCCGTAAGCCTTCACGCAACAAGGGCCGTCGGGGATGTTCTCCTCCGGGAGCAAAGGGAAACTTCGGGAGCCTTCCCCGCCGGATTCTCCCTTCGAGCCATACCCGGAGGAGCGGGCTTGGCGAAGAAGATCGGACGGATTCACTTCTTTCCGCCGTGGGTCTTGGGCTCGATGGTGTCTTGGCCTTTGAGCGAGCTGGACAAGGGTCCATCTTTGGGCGCTGGGCTGGTGCTGTTCTTCATCGTTGTGGCCTCCTGGTTAATGATTCGCGGGCATGGCGCGCCGCGGTTGGATCAAAATTGGTCGTTCCACCTCGGCGATCCCCCGATTCCTGCAATCCGTACTTTTTCAAGTAGTACGCCTTCTCGCCCTTGCTCGCGCAGAAGTGGCCGCCGTAGGATTCCGGGAAGTCGGGATGAGACAATCCCTCAAAGTGCATCCCGCCGGGCGGGACGTAGCAGTCATAAATCGGGAAGGCGGCTCTATCGGAGCATCGATCACAGGAGTCCTGTGGCTCCAAATTCGTCGAGAAATGGGTGCTGACTCTTGCGGCGTTCTCATTTTTACAGCCTCGACAAAACATCAGGATCCCTGCGTCCCGTTAGTCGGTTGCCTCACGGACCCCAGCAACTGCTTCAAAACGTCCATCTGCATGGACTGCTGGGCTTTCTGCACATCCACCTTCGCCTTGATCACGTCCGCCTGCGTCTTGGCCGCCATGCCCTGAAGCTTCAACTGATGCTCCTGGCCCTTCATCTGGAGTTCAGCCTGCTTGGCCTGAATCTTCGCTTGGCCTTCCGCTTGCTTCTGTTTGATCTTGGCCTGAATTTCCATCATCTTGGGCGGCGGCTGAGGAGGCATCTGGTCGATCAGGTCCATGATCATCTCGAGCGACGGAATTCCGATCATGCGGAAGAACTCACGGCCCCACGCTTTTGCGGGAGGACTCCCTGGCCCGACGCCCAGGGCCGGGAGCATCGGCGTCAACTTCTCCATCTGCTCGATCTGCGATTCCTTGTCGAGAGGGGCCGTCGATCCGGCCAGAACGTCCACATCCATCTCGCCCTGGATGTCGTCCTTGTTCCAAGTGAAACCCTGTTCGCCGGTGACCGCCATCGGGGCCAATGCGTGGTCCGGCTGGGCCGTAGGGCGGGACTTCAAAGCGTCCATAATGTTTTTGTTCCCGACGACACGGGCAATCTTGGGAAGGTCGTATTTCTTCTGCACGATGAATAGAAGCTTGCGGGCCACTTCCTCAAGCGAATCTTCCAGAACGTCAAGCTTTTCGTCCGCCCGGGTCCGGCCGCCTTCGAGCTGCGCCCTTAACTCACCAAGCGTCCGGGTCGCCGCCTTGCCTTCCGCGCCGCGGTCCATGCCGCTCTGGCCGCAGATGTTTTTCCACATGTCCATGCAGAGGTTCCAGACGCCGTAAATGTCCTGCTGGACCGGCGCGTAGGGGGGGATAAAGAAATCTTTTTGCGGATCGCCCTGGATCTCGATAATCGCGCCGTCGGCCGCGTTCTTGAAATTGGTCTTGTTCTCGTCCGTCATGAGCCCCGGCTTCATGAAGATCTGCCGGCTCCACCGTTTCAGGTGGCTGATCATGATGCACATCATTTTCGACAGCTCGATGATCTGGGGTTCGTGCGCCGCGATGTCGCTCATCGCATAGGGCTCATCCGGCACGGGGTTGAATGAGAACTCGACAAGCGGAAGCTCGCCGTTCAGGTAATCCGGGTAATCGATCTCGCGCAGTTTGTGGGCGCATCCCGGCGACACGGTAATGACCTTCATATGGTCCAGGTCGTAGATTTCCCAGCCCGTCACCTTCGTGACATTGGTCTGGTCCTTCATCGGCTCCTTATCGGAATCCCCGCCGTCCGGCTTCAAATCGTCGGCATGGTCATAAATGCCGGATTCCTTGACGGCCCTAAGCGGCTTCTCCCATTTCACGGCGCACCACCGCGCCGTCTCCATGGCGGGCCATACGGCGGAAGGGTCAAAGACAACATGGCGATAGGGAACGTGGTAGGCGAAAGCGGACTCCGACTTAATCTTCCGGTCGGCGTCCACGACGGGCTCTTCCTTGCGGGGCCGTCCGCGCCCGCGCTTCTCGGGGCGGCTCTCAACCGTGCCTTCCTCCATCGTGTAACCGACCTTGATCCAGCCATGGCCGACAAGCAAGGCATCTCGCAACGCAAGTTTTCCCTGAACCTTAAGCTTTAGCTGCTTCCAGATGTTATTGATGACGACTTCGGCTATCTTGGCGGGGGAAACATCTTCGGTCCTTCGGGGGGAAACGGTGATCCAGGGGTTGTGAAAGTAGAGGCGGGCCATCTCGGTCTTGACATAGGCGAAGACAAGATTAAGGGGGACAAGGGGGATTGAAATCGACTGCGCCAGCCAGTCCCATTTGCCCTTGTACTCATCGACATAGCGCTTCGCGTTGGCAAAAGCATCGGTGCGGTTGCGCCAGTCCTCGGTTTTTTTGATCGCGGCCAGCCAGTGAGTGACTTCCTGTTTTTCGGAGGAATCCGCGTCCGGGCTCTCGGCTGCACCAACCTTGCGGTTGTCGCCGGTGACGTTGTCCGTGCCGCCAGTCTCAGAAGGTTTGGATTTTTCCATAAAAAAAGAGGGCCATTCAGATGATTCAGGCACCTGAATTGCCCTCTTTTTTTACGAACTAATTACTGTTTATGCGGACAAACGCCGCCGTTTACTGATCTTCCACAATTACAGTTAAAACAAAGAACTTGAATCGTATTTGGAAAACCAAAATTCTTCACTCGGGTGTAGAATGCCATCCCTCCCTTTCCATACGGAACTTCCGGTGTGAGATGATCCAAGGTTAAGAATTTTTGTTCTCTCTCTCCGCAACACTTGCATTCTCTGCCGTAATAATCAAAGACCTGCTTTTTTATTCTTGTGTATCTGTCCTGCACATGGCCTCCTTCGGCCTCCGTACAGGCTTCTCTTCGTCTACGGCTCGATATAAAAAAAATTCCGGCTTCGCTGGGTTCGTGGCCCCACGAGGCCGGAATTTCGTCTATAGTATGCGCCGAATGCTATAAATTGTCAAAAATAAATTGTGACACCCGCCCCACAAGCATCGACCGAAGTTCCCTAATTTCTTTCGTGATAGGCTCTCGCCAAATATCTCCGCAATAACTGCATCGCAAATCAAACGTCGTTCCATCCTCGGAATCGCCGAGCTTTTCCCACGAAACCCCGCGCCCCTCGTGCCGGTGCATCTTTAGCGATTCGTGGACACTCACGCCACGATCCGAAGGTCTTTCATGAACTCCTCGTACTCCGCGCCATGCAGCCGGTTCTCGATTCGCTTCATCAGCTCGCCCATCGTCCCGGGCTGAATCTCCTTCACCGGCGTTATATCGGAGGTCTGTAGAAGATGGTCCAGAGCAAGGCTGAGTGAATCAATAAGATCGTCATGCTTCCCCCTCGGGAACGTCAATAGCTCGTCTACAAAATCGCTCATGTCGGACCGGATCTCGATCAAGCCCTGCTCAAAAAGCGGCTGCAAACTTCGTATTCGAGCTTGCTTAACTTCGGATCGCTCGCCATTAGGTCCGCGCATTTTTTTAATTTCGTCAACCTGGAAGTAAAATTTTTCGGCGCGCTGCTTATTCTGAATGTCCGTCTTGAGAGTCTTAAGAGTAAACGCCTCCACTCCCACTCGGACATAGTGTCCAGCCATCTTCCATTTTCGGACCGTATCAAAGATCTGGTCGACCAACTCACTCGGCACCACCCTTCTCCGGAAATAGTCCACGACCCGGATCGTCCCGTCCGGCAGCTTCCCGCTCACCGTCCCGGCAGAAAAGTCAGCATCTTTGCCCAGGCTGGAAGCAGGATCAACGCATAGATAAAGGGCCATCGGATTCTTCGTCGTAGGGTCATAGTACCTGATCCAATCCTCAGAGAAGTCCGAGGCCTCCGGCGATATCGGGTCGTTCATGTACCAACACGAATAAAGCGAGGCCCGCAGCTTCTTCCGCAAATCCTGTAGCTTCTCCAGGCTGAACTTCTCCGGAAACAGAACCTTCTGCTTCAAGGGATCGCCGTCATGCGCGTCCATGATCAGCTTGTCCCAGGTCCCGTCATTGATCAAATCTTCGTAGGCGTCGTCCTTCGACCACCGGGTTCCGACCACCACCATCATGCCTTGCGGCTCCAGAAGCGCGTAGAGCGAGGCGATATAGTCCTTGACCTTCTCCCTCTGCTCCTTGGTCTTCACGTTCTCGCGCGCCACCAGGTCGTCTGCGACAATCAAATCGTAGTGCTGGCTAGTCTGCTCCTTCTCCAGACCCGTCGTCGCTATCGTCGGAGCATCCGAAATCGTCTTCCTCTGCCGGATCACGCAGTCGTCTTTGTTCCATCTGGAACTCACGAAAGGCCCGAAAATCTGAGCCAGGACACTCCCGGGCCCAAGATAGCCCTCTATGCTCTGCAAGAAATTCCTCGCGTTGTCCCATGTGTTGTTGGCCAGCAAAATCCGGATGTCCGGATTCCTCAGCATCTGCTGGATGCTCCATCCCTTCGTGATGATCGTTGACTTTAAGTGATCGCGGGGTATCAGGACCAGCTTGAACTTGGCCGGTTTGTCCATGAACCGCTCGATCCTGTCATGCAGATTCGGGTTCTTGCTCCAATCCTTGAACCCCAGAACGTCACGGCATAAAAATTTCAGGCGCTCCCTGCATTTGGCCTGAAGATACTCTAGATTCGCCCGTTGATCGGCCTGCGTCATAGCTTCATCACAAAATCATCGTACTCCTTCCAACTGATACCCATGGCAGCGCACAACATCCTCTCTACGGCCGTCGCAAAACAATGCTGATCGCGGTAGGGGGAGCGCGGCGCATCTCCGGGATCGTCGCCCTTAAACTTAAAATCAAAGTCGTCCACATCCTTCGCGGTGATCCCCTTGTCATCACACAGGGCCCGCTCCACCAACTCGTGAATTGCCAGCAACCATTCAAACCTTCGGTTGCGGCAATCGCTTATACGAAACACCGTCTTCCCGTTCTTCTCGTACCAATCCCCGGCAGTGTCGTAGCGCTGTTCTTTGTGCGGGATTGTCTTGATTTCAATGTCGAGAATAACGCCCCCTCAACCACTTCTTCAAAATCATCACGTCAGTCCTTAGCGCCTTGATCTCCCACTCGATCTCGCACAGCCTCTCGATGATCTCGCCCGCATGAATCCGGCGGCACCTGGCAATACGCCTCGTCGCACTCGATGAACTCGCCGCAGATCTTGCAGACATGGTACTTAGGCTTGCCCACGACAGATCACTTGTAGCCGCGCTCCCTGGCCTTCGCTAGGGCTATCGCCACAATCTGCTTGTGACTCCGCTTCCTCGTCCCATGGTGCGTAAGCTCCCGGATGTTCGCGCTGATCGTTGCTTTGCTCTTGCCGCTTTTCAAGGGCATCTTAACCTCCGCTTAACTCATCTACCGTGCCGGACCTATAGGCTTCACAGTAGCCTACCGTGTGTTCGTAGGCTAATTCCCCACAACCACAGATTCGCGACTTGTCGAGAATCCCCGCATGGTAAACCTGACGAGTAATTAAAACAAGACTGGGATTGGAGCCCTTTTTGTTTGGCTTATCCATCACATCTCCATGGACCATATACCAATGGAGAATAGGCCGTCGCTCCACACTTCAAACATACGCTGACCGGAGGATAACTGCTCACCCATCGGTGAAACTGGAACCCCTTTTTGTTTTGCGCGGATGGGGAGACTACTTGATCATGACAGTGGAGGGGGGGTTGGGCTTTTCTTCTGGCCCTGGAACTTTCCGATTGCCCTCTCATCGATTGCTAACTTTCAAATCCATACTTCTGATAACAACCATTACCTTGCATACACTCACCGTCGATCTCTGCATCTCAATCGAGATTATATTGCACTCAGAAAAATCGACACACGATTCATATTGATTTATCAATACCCTCCGGACTGCTAATTATCTCCGCGTCCAGCGCCTTTGCTCTGTCAGTTAACGCCCCGATCACGTTAACGTCGACGGTGATATTCCCCTTATATTCCGGGTTATATTCGGATGGAAACCATTTTCTGAGCCAAATTAACGCATACATTGCGTTTTTGCCGGATAAATCGTAGATGCCGGATTCCATCTTCCACTTCGCCTTAAGCAGCGCATCCTTGAAAGCTCCGGCAAAAACTTCGTCGATCTTTAAGTGCCGTTCCAGTGTTCTAGGATTGATCCCGATCTCATCGCAAAGAGCGGCGAAGTTCGGCCATTTCCCTGTCTCTTTCTGGATCTGATTAACACGTTCAATGAACGTAATTTTCTTTTCAGCAGAGAAAGCGGACCAGAAGCTATCGGAGGACTGGAGAAACCCTGTCTTTGGATCAACCGTAAGCGCGTTCAATGGACCAACTTGACGTTAGACTCGTCAACCTCTTGAACAATACTTCGATTAAGCTCCTTGAGTTCTCTTAAGATTTCGGCGAGGAGGATGCTGATGACTTTGTTATCTGGCGAGAGGCTATCGTATTCGGCTTTAGTCACGGTAATATTTTAAGGCGAGTGCTGGTTGATGTGCAACGGGAATGTTGTGACAGAGAGTCAAGGGCGCGAGCGGATGAGGCGCTCGCAAGGTAAAAGGCAGAGCCGCGCGCGTATAAGGGGAAACGTGCGGAATTTGGCTCGATGGTAGCGGTTGCGCTTAACTCGATGGTTGCGCTGGCCTTGCCGGATGCCGTGTTAAGGGCCTATCCGTTGTGATGCTGAGGCGCTCTTGCGGTATTGCTCCGCTCCTTGGCCCTCAGCTCCGGTTTCGCTCCGCGCCGCTATGCGCGGATAAAAAATGCCGCCCCCTATAAATCGTCATGCGCGACGCCGGGAGCGGCAAATCGGGTTGATGAGCGTAGCGCATGCTTCTACATTAACCTAGGCGCATCTTTCCTGTCCACTTAAATCTTGTGACAAATGCGCCTTCCTCCATCGGTGAACGATCTGGCGCACGCAGTCATAGCTCACGCCAAGGCGGTAGGCGATCTGCTTCCTAGTGCGTTTGCCGGTGATGACCAGCATCACGATCTGTTTGTTGCGGTTTAGGTTGTGTGTTCGTTCCACTTTCCCTCCCAAATCACCCCCGCCGCTCAAGGACGGCAGGGGGAAACTCTTGCCCGATATATTTAATGGCCGGGGTGAGCGCATCTGCCACACCTTCCAGGGGCCGCATGAACGTGCTGATGAAACACGCCAAGAGGATTCATCACTCCTCATTGCCTAACCCCGGCCAAATTTTGCGGGGATACTGTGATCTCGGCTCTTATCCCAGTATCGATGGCAGATCGGGACCATGCAGCTACGCTACACGCATGTCTGCCGCCGCCTCACCGTAACACCGATCCCCGCCCCGGCTTGCGCCGGAAATCTGTGAGTGCAACTAACATCTATTCGCCTTTCGACTTGAGCCAAGCCTGATATTTAATTTCAAGCTCGGGGTCATCCCAGCAGTTATCACCAGTCCAAGTATTAATAAAGGCTTCCGCAGCCTCCAGACGGGCCAGAATATCGCGCACGTATCCCCATGTGCAGTGAAACATATTGTCGGAACTGCACCCATCGTAGGTTCCTTTAAGGCTTTTTAGGTCGTCTTCTGTAAAAGCCATCTACTTACCCTCTTGCTCTGCGCCGACCGATGGGAAGGATTGGCGGAAGGCATCCAACCCGGTGCAATACCGACAATGTTTTTTCACATGCGTTTTTGGATCTTTGTAAGCAATCCCGATGTATCGGCGATGCTCGCTCTCTAAGCCATCCGCCATCGCCTCCGCGTGCCGCCGCAATTCGTGATTCTCCATAAGAATATTCCCGTTCTGGCAGCAAAGGAGTTGACCCTTTCTAGTCAATTCAGCAACTTCGGCTTTCAGGCTGTCGCGCTCGGGCTGTAAGGCGTCCAGAATAGCCATCACGTGATTCCCGGTTGCCCCACAATAGCCCTGATACTGATCGGGAACATTTATGTCCCAACGCTTTATGGCTTGCCACACGGCCTCAAACTCCGGGCGCTTCAAGTCTTCGGATGATGGGTCTCGATAGCTCACAGGTTTCCTCCTTGTGCTAGAGCCCTACCATGATTACAAATGCAGCCATGCTCTAAGCTAGGACCTCTCCCGCATTTGCAGCGCCAATTTTGCGCTGGGTGGCTCACGCTATTCCCCTTTCCCCGGCCACGAGTTTAAGCCCATAAACAACAATCTTTCGTTTCATGGCGGCGTAGGCGGCCTCGCAGGCGGCGTTGGCGGCGGCGCTGGCGGCGGCGCAGGTGGCGGAGGCGGCGGCGTAGGCGGCGTAGGCGGCGGCGCAGGCAGCGGCGCAGGCGGCGGCGCTGGCGGCGGCGTTGGAGGCGGCGTTGGAGGCGGCGTAGGCGGCCTCGTAGGCGGCGTCTCTATTCTCCTCCGTTGTTTGGTCCACAAAACGCCGAGCCGCTTCAATCGCTTCACGCGGGCGCTTATCGTTCGGGTATGCCTTTTCAAATATGGCTAAGACCTGTTCAGCCGCGAAGATCGCATACCGCACCCGTTGGGCGTACGTCATGGAGCGCATAAGAACCCAATTCGCCCAATCGTAATGATTTTCTTTGGTGAGCTTCATTACGACAGTGTCCAACCTAGACGCGCTTTGATTCAGAAACCAGCGCGTACCGTCTTCACAAGCTATCTGCTCTTTCAACCATTCTTTTGTGATTTTCATAATTTTCCTTTTTCCGGCCTCTTATTGTCCGCCAGGCCAGATTACCGCATCCGCTTTGCCTGTAAGAGCTAACCACGCGGCCCTTAAGCGACGGTCGAAGCCCCCCGCGAGGGGCCTAGCCGGGGCATATTTCCCATCGACGATCACTGATACTTCATTCGCCATTTTTAAAAGATCCTCAATTCGGAAAATCATAATTCCTCTTTCCCCGGCTGGGCAGCGAGGGCGCGGATAGGGTGTCCGCATATGCAACACATTTCGTATCCTGCCCGGATGCAGCATTTACAATGCTCGTGTTTTTGCAGTGAGTTTATTGACGGTTTTTCCCCAATCACGCTTGTTCACCTCCACGATGGTTTTTGCTTCTTCCAGGCCCGCCTTCCTGCCTTCGATTTTCCCCAACAGATACTTAGTAACACCCGAATTAGATGCCCTTTCCGTTCTAATCCCCTCTTGAAATCCATCCTCGCGGGCTTCGGAGAGGGCAACATTTAATCTCTCGACTGCTATTTGGACCTGGAACTTATTGATTGTATCGGGATTGCGCACAATTCCCATGATGCTTAATGCGACCTCACGCACCTTCTCGTCGCTAGTCATGCCGCCCCCTTCATCTGCTTAAGCTGCCGAGCCCACAACTCTTTTGTAATCTCTTGCTTGATGAAATGCAGGATTCGCACTTGCGCTTCGTCCGCCGGGTTGTAAAATTCCCAGTGGAAACTCACGAACTTTCTTAAATCGCTCATGGTTCCTCCTAGTCCCTTGTTTCTGCCAAACCTCCGCCCCGTACCATTTGATCGGCAACCGAAAGAATCCCGCGCGCTCCAGGAACCCAGGGAAACGCCTGGCGAACGCGGGATAAAAGATGAAATAGCCGTGCGTCGCCAAGGGTCGCGCCAGCTCTGCGAAGTAGCGCATTGCCTCCCAGGGCTCGGATGTGATTTCCAAGAGGCACATGACCGTCCCGGCGCTCTCCCGCGCAAACGGGACGCTATTCGCCGCCGCGATGACATCCCAGGGAGTCTCCGGAACCAATGCGGCCCGGAACGCCAGGAACGCCAACTGGCGGAAGCTCTTGACTATGTCGCCATCCCCGCCGAATATCAATACCCGCTGCCGCTGCTCCGTAGGGATTTCATTCGCCCCCCCGAAGCGCAGTAAGAACCTAAGAATGGTCATGTCATACGGCCTCGTTCGTCCGTAGTGGTCCGCCATTGAAATCATCTTCTCCAAATGCACCGCTCCCATCTTCGACGATGGGAAAAAGCTCGTCAAAGGCAGCGACATGGCGGCGCAGAGGAACGCGGCGGGGATCATCCGGGCCGCTTCCCGCAGTTTGATAACCGTTCATCGCACCGCGCCTCGACCCTACCGGCTAGGGGGCTCCGCATATGCTCGCTCATGCGCTGGGAGTCGGTGAGGGAACAGCCGGGGCGGTAGGGGGAGTAACAGCAAGATGAGAGCGATAACAATACGGTGACTAGAATCAGCGTTTTCATGCGATCTCCTGAATAGTGACTTCAACCCTTGGATTTGAAGGGCAAATCTCTGGGAACTGATGCGATATGCCCCTGACCCACTTTCGGCCATCGGAAGGCAGGATTCCGGCCATTACAAGGCCATCCAGCAAGACCTTGGTTCCCCCGGCCGCCACATTGTCTATGTCACGCCGCGCGTTCGGCTCAAACCATGCAATTGAAAGCATCACCGGCTTGCGAATGGGGGTTAAACCCTTCACGGCCATCGCGCATCGCTTTGTCTCTTTGCGTTTCAACTCAGCGCCTTTCCATCGGTTCGCGTTCATCGCTCCAATGAAATCGTTCATTCCTGGTAAACGGCCTTCGATGGTGAATATGGTGAATATCACTTCGCCGCCACCTCCGTTTTCAGCCGTCGAATCTCGCGGGCCTGTCGGTCGATGATGTTCAGAAAGCCGACGATGTCCCAACACGCAACATCGGGGCCGTAGACTTCGTAACAACGCTCTAGCTCCTCGCGCTTTTCTTTTAGCCAGGATTTTTCTAGGGCGGTCATAGGACCATCTCGAACTGCCCATCTCGGGACGGTTCCCGAACTTCGTAAACATTCATGTTCGCGTTCTTCGGATGTTCTTCGACGAGGACGATTTGCGGGCCACCGGCCGCGTTGAGTTCCGACTTTCTAGCTCTAAATTCCCAAACCCACCGTTCGCCGCTTCGTAAAATATCCGCTAAGGTCGCTCGCCGCTTCATGCGAAACCAAAAAAGCATTTGATCGGTTTGCGATCTCATTTAAGCGGCCCAATCTCCCGACGATGGCGAAGCGATCGGAAGCGGTTTGGAATAATGCTTCTCGGCATAGGCCAGCCAAGTAAACCACTCGTCATGATCGAACGGTATCGACATTTGATCCATGTTCGTTTTCTTGCAATGGTCGTTCCAGGTGAATAGCATCTCCCGTTCCTCCGGCTCGCTGATCTTGAGGGGAATTTCCGTTCGCAGGATTCGCGCCCACTCGTATGGGATTAAGTACCTCCCGCGCGGATATTTTCTCCAGACCATTTCCACTTCCGCCTTTTGCTTTTCGTTGAGCGATCGCCAAGCGAAGGCCAGCACGACTTGAGTTAGCATCGATCCTCCCATTCTTTTTCAGCCATTCCGGCGCGTTGCGGGCCACGGTTTCCAACGTCCACGACAAGCCTTTAGCGTCATAGTCGGCGCTCATGTCGTTAAGGCAGCTTTCGGCGGATTGAAGGTCTTTGCAGAGTCCGAGAAGGGTTCCGGCCGCTACCATGCAGCGAGCAAAGTTCAACCGATCCCATGCCCGATCATCAAACGGAACCCCCTTGCGGGTCTTAAACGACAGAACTAAGCAGGCCTTTGGGTTCGCCTTTGGGTCCGGCATCGGGTACTCAAGCGGCGCAGCCGCCTTACCAGGATTCAGAGAAGAGGGATTCAGAGAAGAGGGATTCAGATGGACATTACATGGAATGTAATTACATGGCGGGATTATTGACTTGGCTTCGTGCGGATGCGGGAACTGGTGTTTTGAAAAATTGACAATCTGGATATAACGATTGCCATCAACCTCATAACGTAATGTAAAGCCATGACATGTAATTACATCGAGCAATTTATCCACATTTACGCGCTCATACGGAAAAACCTCTGCGCTAATCCTCTTTGGCCTATCTTCAAGCCTTCCTTCGCGATCCGCGAGGCACCAGAGGCCAATAAAAAGAAGCCTTGCTTCGAACGGCAATGCGGCCAATTTTTCGTTCTTGAAAAACCCCGGCTTTAAACTTCTCGCCCGCACCGACCCTCCCTCTTGTAACCCAACCCCCCGGTTGGTTTGTCTAATAAAGTGGAGCCTTCCGAGCCTTCCTCGCCATTAATAAAATCTTGGGGGTTTAGGTTGACCCCCGAACCGTTTAGCCGCGCTCCGGAACGTGTCCAACTGGCGTTTCTCTGGCGATTTGCTCATCACGAATCGCTTTACCTGTCCACATATAGGCCTCTTCCAGAGCAGTCAAAAATAATGAACGCGCTCGGCCATCAGGCAACTTCTCATAAGCCATGCTCTCTAATTTCTGAAACTCTGCTTTAAAGGCCTCCTGCTTTTCTGTCGATACTGAGTCGTATCGGACATAACTGAACCTGATCGACTCGTTTTTCATTTCGCTCTCTGGCATTTCATTTCTCCTTTCAATTTCTCGTCGGTAACTCCCCAACTCCCATCCAAATACTCGCCGCCATACAATCCCGCATCAAAGCAACTTCCCACGCCGGATACCGCTCCGCTTCCTCTCTGATCTCTTCGCAACAGGCTAGGAGGAGGTCGGGGGCGGTCATGATTCAAACGCTCCAAGCCCCTTATCATCCTCGACAAGCTCAATGATCAAAGGCTTTTTCATAAGTCCATGAAGAGAAGAAAAATCCCCAAACATCTCCAGGGAAACCGTTTGCACGGTCTCCCCGGAGGCATTGACCCGAGACTTCAACTGCGTTATCGAGCCTTGGAGTTTCACGCCTATTCCTCGAACGCCGTCTTGCCTTCGTTAGGATCGGGCGGAAACGGCCCCGCGTCGTCGTCCTTGATGGGGGAAATCTCAGAGAACTTGTTGTTCCTCTTTCCCTGGTACTCCGAGATTTCGACCTTACCCATAAACGTCTTACGCTCCCAGTTCATAGGCTCGACATCAATGATGTCTTCATAAGGCTCCCCGATGCACTTGAGGAAGTGAAGCGCCATGCCCGCACCCTTTTGATCCTTGGGCAAAAACGTAACCCAATGGCGGACCGTGTAATCCTTGAACTTGGGATCAAGGCAAGCGGCGTCAACCGTCACCTGGTAATTCCCGTTCTTGGATTCCCCCGGAGTCGCCACGATGATCCGGAACGGATACCATCCCGGCTTATCGATGATGGGGAAACTGCCCGAAGCATCCACGCCTCTTCCGTCGTATTTCATGATTACGCCGCCTTTCCAGCGCCGACCGGCGCAATCTTTTTCTTGAGCGTGTCTATGTACTTCTGGATGGCCTCTGCCGTAAGCTCCGACCAATCATCCACGTCATGCTTGGTAAAGAGCTTGGTAACGTCCTCTTCGTTGACCTTCACGACCTCTAAAAGCGCCGTAATCTCGGCTACCTGGGCGGCTGTCGCCAGCGGGACCGCGACCGCTTCCCGCTCGATGATCTCTGATCCATAGAACTTGCGGAAGTTGTCGTAGGACCATTCGAACTCGGGGGGAAACTTCTGAGGCTCTAGCGGCTCGGATCGCTGTTTCTCCGTGATGGCAATCGCCTTATCCCCGACCACGTTCAAACGGAAAACATAGTCAAAGACGTAGTTATCGCCCTTCATGGAGTCCGGCCCGATACCGACCTTCTGCATATTCGGGCCGTAGATGTCTTTCTGATGGCTCGTCACGATCAGGTTCATATCCAACTGCAAGAGCATCCGCAGGAAGGACTTGTACTCCGATTTGACGCGCCCCCAGTAGCGCATACCGAAGTCTTGAAGCTCTTTCTCTTTATCCGTCTTGGCATGATGCTCGAAGATGCGCGACCATTTGTCCTGCAACGCTTGGTAGAAGATCGTCACAGGATCGATGATCAACGTCCGGTACTCATGCTTTTCGGTCAGGAGCGTTTTGACTTCGGCCATCACTTCGTCCGGGTTGTTTGTCTCAAGGACAACCGATCCGGCCTTGTTGATGGTCTTGGTGTACTGCTCCGATCCGCGCTCCATGTCGATTAGAACGCTCTTCGGGAACTGCAAGGCCGATGTGGTCTTGCGGGAGCCCGGAGGTCCGAACAGGAACAGCTTTAACCGCTTCTCTTTTACTTCCGGCTTCTTGGCTTTGAGGGCCATGGGTGCTTCCTCCTTGCGTGATTTAGTTCGCGCCCGAACTTAAATTAAAAGCGCGCTCTTTTTTGGTTTCCTATTTTGCCGCTTGCAAGACGGTAGCGTTGGGCCTTATCAAGCGCGGGGAACCATCGCGCCATCGGCTCAAGCTTCAAGTTAAAAGAGCGGAAAATCATTTCTGTTTGCAACGGGGGCACAACCCCCAACTCCCATACCCCGCGCACCCTTTGCACTCAAACCACTCCCCGCAGTCGCATCGCACCCCATGGCAATGCTGGGGGTTCAGTGGATGACCCACACCAAAACCCCTGCCACCATCGCGGCCAGCACCAGGAGCCAAAAAGAAAAATGCGATTTGGTCTCTCGCTCAATCCGCTCTTGTTCCTTGCGCAGGATGTACTCGCGCTCCCGGCGCTTCCACTCCGCGAACGTCATGTCCTGGGGCCTCATGACGCCTTGTAAGCCATTCCATTGACTTTCTTAAGCTCCGGGCACTTAAAAGTTTTGTCGGCACTCACGTCCAGGTAGCCGCCCACAGTCGCAAGCACCGGGGCCTCGAAGTCGGTCCTCACGTCCAGGGAGCCGCCCACAGTCGCAAGCACCGGGGCCTCGAAGTCGGCACTCACGTACAGGTAGCCGCCCACAGTCGCAAGCACCGGGGCCTCGAAGTCGGTCCTCACGTCCAGGGAGCCGCCCACAGTCGCAAGCACCGGGGCCTCGAAGTCGGCCCACACGTACAGGGAGCCGCCCACAGTCGCAAGCACCGGGGCCTTGAAGTCGGACCACACGTACAGGGAGCCGCCCACAGTCGCAAGCACCGGGGCCTCGAAGTCGGCACTCACGTCCAGGTAGCCGCCCACAGTCGCAAGCACCGGGGCCTTGAAGTCGGCACTCACGTCCAGGTAGCCGCCCACAGTCGCAAGCACCGGGGCCTTGAAGTCGGCCCACACGTACAGGTAGCCGCCCACAGTCGCAAGCACCGGGGCCTCGAAGTCGGCACTCACGGACAGGGAGCCTAAAACCTTTTTTAGATGCTTGGCTTTAAGGTTTTCACCCACTACTAAATCTCCGGGGAAAGTTCCCTTGGCGATTAGTGGAAGAACTTTCTTCGCAATGACTTCACAACAACGGTCATGCCAAAGTTGCTTATCTTCCTCGAACCAAGCCGGAACAGATCCTTCCTCGTCGA